GTTGCAAGATTCCAAACACTTCCTTTTCTAGCACATATGGTTTGGGGACCGCTTGAACTTGTTAAATTAACGATGCTTAAAGTATTACCACTACAGTTATGGAAAAAATTAGTCTAAAATTATTCGAGTTTTTAAATCTCGAAGCTGAAATTAATGGTTTAGTAAACCAACAAACAGGTGAAACAATTTCTAAAGGTCTATTAAGTGAAAAACTTAACATGATTACTAAGTATTGGATCACTGATTTAAATAAAAAATTGACTTCTGAAAAAGAATCAATTAACAAACTTCGTGATGAATTGATTATGAAGTATGGTTCAACAGACGAAAGCGGTGGATACCAACTATCTCCATCTATCAGAAAAGAAGATGGTGTCGACGAAGAAGGTAACCCAAAATTCAAAACAGAACCAAACCAAGATTTCTTTGAATTCCAAAAGGAATACAATGATTTGTTAAATCAAGAAAGAGAATTAGAATATAAGCCTTTCAACATCAGCGATTTCGCTCATGTAGAAACAGAAGGTAATTATCAAACATTCTTTCAATTGATTAAAGTTGAAGACTAATCCCCTCTATATAAAGTGAAGAAATAGCCTCTAATTTAGGGGCTTTTCTTTATTAAATTAAGTTATATGAACAAATTAGTAGAAATAGGAAAAGCATGGATAGCAGCAGCTAATCCAACCCCTGAACAAAAGCTAATAGCGGAACATCGTTTATCAATATGTGATGGGTGTGAACATAAAACTCATCAAGAGGTAATGAATTTTTGGTATTGTGGTGCTTGTGGGTGTCCTTTAAATAAAAAGGTATTTAGCCCTGTAGAAAAAAGTTGTCCAAAAAATAAATGGGAAAAATAATATGAATAAAATTACAGAACAAGAAATGACTGAGCTTACTCAGCTCCGTGAACAATATTCAAAAATAATATTTGAAATTGGTCATTTACAATATGAAAAACACGAATTAGAAAATCAATTAAAAGCAATTGATAGTGAATTGACAGGATTATACGGGGATATAACATCTAACTATCAACGTCAAGATGATTATCTTACTAAGATCCGTGAAAAATATGGAGAAGGAAATCTAGACACCCAGACAGGTGAGATCTTACCATAACCCCAATCGGTTACGTATTTTTCCGAATATTTATTATCAGAATAATTTAAATCAAATTAATTAAAAAATACTATGGCAGAAAAAATTATCTCTCCAGGCGTTTTTACTCGCGAAAACGACAAGAGTTTAGTACAAAGAGGTATTCAAGAGGTTGGAGCTGCTATTGTTGGACCTACAGTTAAAGGTAACCCGATGGCCCCAACAGTTGTAACATCTTATAGTGAATATTTATCAGTTTTTGGTGATATATTTAAAAGTGGAAGTAACTACTATGAATATTTCACATCATTAGCTGCTAAAGAATACTTCAATAACGGTGGAAATACACTATTAGTAACCAAAATCATTAGTGGTTCTTCTTATGACACTTATGCTAGCTCATCAGCGGCAGCAACATCAAACGCAACTGCTTCTTTTGTTTTAGAAGCTGCTCAGTGGGGTGATATTGCAAACAACAGTGGTTCTGAAACCGCAGGTGCTTTGGCAAATGGTACAATAGAGAACGTACGTTGGGAAGTAACTAATGTTAACAGTACAAAAGGTACATTTACATTAGTAATTCGTCGTGGTGATGACAATACAAATAATAAAAATGTTTTAGAAACATTTTCAAACTTATCTTTAGACCCAACCCAACCAAACTTCATCTCTCGTGTAGTAGGTGATGCAAAACCTGTTTACAATGCTTCAAAAGGCTTAGTAGAAATTTCAGGTAGTTTCCAAGGTGGTTCTTCATATGTGCGTGTTAAAGCAGTAAACAATGCTGTAGATTCAATTGATAACTTAGGTAATTTCAAAACTTCAACTTTTGGTGGATTTTTACCAGCAGCAGGCAGTGGTTCATTTAGTGGTGGTGTAGCTGCAACTAATAGAACAGCTAATTTCTTCGAATCAAATGATACAGCAGCTACAAACTGTCAAGGATTTGCTCCTGCTGATTATACAGCTGCTTTAACTTTATTATCAAATAAAGATGATTATAGCTTTAACTTACTATTAGTTCCTGGTGTTACATTAGGTACTGGTGCTTTAAGTTCATTAGCAGATGATGTAGTTGCAGTATGTGAAGGAAGAGGTGATTCAATGGCAATTATCGATACTACAGCATACGGAGCTAACGTAGCAGCAGCTGTTACAGCATCAGCTGCAGTTGGTTCAAGTTATGGAGCTGCATATTACCCATGGGTACAATTATTTAGCAATAACTTAGGTAAGGCTGTATGGTGTCCTCCATCTGTAGTAATGGGTGGTGTATTCGCATTCAACGATCAAGTAGGTGCTGAATGGTTCGCTCCAGCAGGTTTAAACCGTGGTGGGATTGGATCAGTATTAAGAGCTGAAAGAAGATTATCTCAAGAAGATCGTGATACTTTATATGATACAAACATTAACCCATTAGCTTCATTCCCTGGAGAAGGTGTTGTAGCGTTTGGTCAAAAGACATTACAGAAAAAATCAACTTCATTAGACAGAATTAACGTTCGTCGTTTGTTGATTACCTTAAAAGGTTTCTTAGGTCAAGTAGGTCGTTCATTAGTATTTGAACAAAATACAGCAGCTACAAGAAACAGATTTATGAGCATTGCAAATCCTTACTTAGAATCAGTAGTACAACGTCAAGGTTTATATGCTTATAAAGTGGTAATGGATGATTCTAATAACACACCTGATGTAATCGATAGAAACCAATTAGTTGGTCAAATCTATTTACAACCAAGTAAAACAGCAGAATTCATTGTGTTAGATTTCACAGTATTACCAACTGGGGCAACATTCCCAGCGTAAGAGTTATAAACAATAATATTTATTAATAGACAAAATTTAACATAAAATGGCTGTATTAGACGCAAATCAAATAATGTTCACCGCTTTCGAACCAAAGGTGCAAAACCGTTTCATCATGTATGTAGATGGTATTCCTGCATATTTGATTAAGAAAGCAGCGTCACCTCAATTTGATGCCGGTGAAATCGTATTAGACCATATTAACGTTTACCGTAAAGTAAAAGGTAAAGTTAAGTGGCAGGATATGAACTTAGAACTTTATGATCCAATCACTCCAAGTGGTGCTCAAGCTGTAATGGAATGGGCTCGTTTGGCTCACGAATCAGTAACAGGCCGTGATGGTTATTCTGATTTTTATAAAAAAGATTTAGTATTAAACGTATTAGGCCCAGTAGGTGACATCGTTAGCGAATGGGTAATCAAAGGTGCTTATGTAAAATCAGCAAACTTTGGTGAATACGATTGGGCTAGTGAAGCAGCAGTTAACTTATCAGTTACTATTGCTATGGATTACTGTGTATTGAATTTTTAATTCCCTTCATATTTCTTTTCTTAGAGGCGTCTGCTTTGCAGACGCTTTCTTTTTTCTATATATTTATATACGAACAAAATAAAAATGTTATATGAGCGATTTTAAAATGCCAACCGAAACGGTTTCGTTACCTTCAAAAGGATTATTATATCCAAAAGACTCACCACTTTCTAAAGGTGAAATTGAAATGAAATATATGACAGCTAAGGAAGAAGACATTCTTACTAATGCTAATTATATTAAAGATGGATCAGTACTCAACAGAGTAATGCAATCATTGATAGTAACACCAGTTAGTTTTAATGATATATTAGTATGCGATAAAAACGCTATACTGTTAGGTGCTCGTATTTTAGGATATGGTGCTGAATATCAATTTAAAAATTATAATTACGAGACAGGTGTTGAAGAAATAGTAAGTGTTGATTTATCAGCATTAAAAGAAAAAGAAGTTGATTTATCATTATTTGAAGAAGGTAATAATGAATTTACATTTAAAATGCCTTTATCTGGAAATACAGTAACATTTAAATTGTTAACACATGGTGATGAACAAAAAATTGATGCTGAAATTAAAGGTTTAAAGAAAATTAACCCACAAGGTTCATTTGAAATTACAACTCGTTTAAAATATATAATTACATCAGTTAATGGCAATAGAGAATTAGCTACTATTCGTGATTTTGTTGATAATGGTTTAACAGCAAAAGATGCTAGAGCATTACGCGAATATTATGCGCAAATTCAACCAGACATTGATATGACTTACTACCCTGAAGGTGCAGAGGTAGGGCATTTCTATTCCAGTAGGAATTAACTTTTTTTGGCCTGACTCAGGAAGATAGACCTATAATATTTGACCAAATCCACGAAATAGTATTTCATGGAAAAGGTGGATATGATTGGAATACAGTATACAATATGCCTATATGGTTGCGTCGATTTACGTTTGAAACAATGCGTGAGCATTATGAAAAACAAAAAGAATCAATAGAAAAGCAACAAAATACGCTTAAAAACAAACCAGGTAAAGAAGTATCACGTCCAAATATAACACCAACATACACAGCGAAGGTGCCTAAGAAATAGGCGCCTTCAATATTTATATCGCGTAATATTATAATATGCCTGTAGATCCAAATATAATTAATAAACTTAGTGCAGATTTAGATAATCTAAATGGTGTCATAG